ATATTATTACATGAAGGAATTGAAGTTCATACATGTCACTAAATGTGCTGGAACTTATATAGAAAATATAGGTATTGAACATGGGTATAAATGGGGAAGGTTTCACCGAGAATATGGTTGGTGGCACAAACGGTTTCCGGAAGTTAATCATACAATAAAACGAAAATACGATTGGTTCTGTATTGTACGCAATCCTTACGAAAGGATGCTATCGGAATATTATTGTCAGTGGGGAGGGATTGGTACAAAAAATATAAAACACACAGTAGAAGAATTTAATGAATATTTGAAAGATAAAATTAGATCAGAAGCCAGTAAAATAAAAGGTCATCATTATACTCCACAATTTCAATATATTGATTACAACGAACATATATATGTCATAAAATTAGAAGAAATGAAGATCAAATTACCTAAGTTATTTCAAAAATACGACATAAATATTCCTATTACTGACATTAAGAGAGTCAATTCCAAAGGAGACAAAAACAATTCATGTAAATTCACTGTGGATGATTTTGATAACGAGCTTATTTCACTTATCAATACAGTATACGAAAAAGATTTTCTGACCTTTGGATATGATATGAAGAATAAAGTGCATTTCTTGTAAGCTAACGAGACCTATATATGATACGAATGAACTTAAATATATTCATTCATATTATATCACGTATATGCCTGAAAAAACAAAGCTCTTTATTTCCACTCCATGTTATGATGCGATGATGACTATGCAGTACACACTCAGTCTTCTCAATCTAATGCCGTTACTGAATCGATATAAAGTGGAATGCGTCGTTGATTTTACAGGAAACGAAAGTCTTATTCCACGTGCAAGAAATAATGCTCTGGGAAAATTTATGAAATCAGATTGCAGTCACATTTTATTTATTGATGCTGATATTGAATTCCCTCCTCAAGCAGTCATAGATTTGATTTTATTCGACAAAGATGTATCATGTTGTGCCTATCCAAAAAAGTCTTATAATTGGAAGCGTTTTTTACATTCCATGCAACATGATGCCGAATCAAAAGAATCATTAGACTCAAGAGGTCTAGATTATGCATTCAATATTGAATATGGTGATAATAATGAACTCATTAAAGAAAAAGATTTCATTCGCGTTAAACATGCCTCCAACGGATTTATGCTTGTGAAAAGAAGTCTCGTTGAAAAGTTACAAAAAAAACATACGGAACTCGAAATCATTACGGATAACTTATCTCAAACAGATGATTCCATTTGCGGTCTGTTTTGCTGCATGATAAAAGATAAGCAATACTTGTCTGAAGACTATTCCTTCTGTCAAAGAGTTCGTGATATTGACGGAGAGGTCTGGATGAGTGTCAAACATAATCTAAATCATATTGGGAAACATGTTTTCCGAGGTGATATCCAACATCGCCATGACTATGGAAGGTCAGCAGACGAAAGAGCACTTTATTAAGAACAGAATTATTTTTACACATGTATTATTCAATTGTAAAAATAATAGTAGGGATGATAATAGGGATGATAATAGGGATAATGAGAGCGTGGAAAAACATTATTTTAATATCATTTACGTAGTAAGTTGGTTATGTCGAAGTAAAGCTTCAACATTAGGTTCACGATCTCGGAATTCGATGAATGTCTCCATTGCAGGCTTTGAACCTCCATTTGCAAGCACAGTATTTCTGAATTTCCGTCCAATACCAGAATGGTCATTTGAATGTTCCTCAAACATACCGAAACAATCTGCAGACATCACTTCCGCCCATTTATAGCTATAATAACCCGCACTATATCCTCCAAAAATATGCTGAAAAGAGCAAAGGAATCTATCTTCATCAGTGTACTTTTTGTATGGACAGCACTCTGTGAAAATTCGTTTCTGGATGTCCCATAATGATTGTTTTTTCTCGCGAATTTCTTTCCAATTGGAATAAAGGTACAAATCTAACTTAGCAAATGAAATTTGACGCATCATCGACATGGCTGCGCCATAATTCTTTTGTTTCATTATTGCTTCATACATATGAGTTGGGAGGGTTTCACCCGTCTCGTAATGTTTCGCCATACTATTCAGGATTTCTTTTTCATAACACCAATTCTCCATGAATTGACTCGGTAGCTCGACAGCATCCCATTCAATTCCATTTATTCCTGATATATCATCTAATTCGATACGTGTCAACATATGCTGTAATCCATGCCCAAATTCATGGAATAATGTTTCTACATCAGAGAAACTCATAAGGGAAGGTTTGTCTTTGGATGGAGGAGACCCATTACAAACCAAATAGGCAATAGGTATAGTATGACCGAGGCAATTGTCTTTATCGATGCATGAATCCATCCATGCTCCACCACGTTTAGTTTCTTCTCTCACATATGGATCTAAATAGAATCCAGCAATGATGTCTCCTGATTTATCACCCTCATACACGTCAAAAAAACGGACTGATGGTTCCCATACTTCTACCTTTTCCTCACGTTGACAAATGAAAATACCAAATAGACGATGGGCAAGTGAAAATAATTCGCTCAATACATTATCAAGAGCAAAGTAGGGTTTCAATTCTTCTTCTTTTAATTGAAACATTTCTTCACGCATACGCTCAGACCAGAAAGAAATATCCCATGGCTCTACCATTTCGCCATCCACTTTAATCGTTGCATATTCATTAATGGCTTTATATTCTTCAATTGCTTTTGGTAGTGCCACCTCTTGTAAATCATTCAACAGTTTCAAAATTTGATCTTCAGATGAAGCCATTTTAGAATCTAATGAAAGTTCGGTAAATGATTTATACCCTAATATATTTGCCTTTTTTAACGAAAGATCCATTAAGGATTGTATAACGCTTTCATTCTTTTCTGCACGTGTGATGTAACTCATGTATACATCTTTCCTGATGTTTCGATCAGGAATATGTTTGAGTGCGGCCATCATCGATGGACCACTTAATGTAATTGTCCATGGACCCTCTTCTGGATTTGAAGGGTTCCATAGTTCACGGCACCATAAGGGTGTTTTTCCCATCATATTTTTGTCGTCTATGCAACATTTAAAGGCCTTAGTCGAATCCAATACGTTTTCACCAAATTTAGTGGCCAATTCCGAACTCTGTTTTCCTATTTCCACCAGCTCACCTTTTGACTCTTTTTTCAGGTTGACACCCCCACGTTCCATCGATTTAGTAACCAACTTTAAAACACGTTGTTCATATACATCATCTGTTCGAATTCTTTTCATGGCATTATAAAGGTGTTCTGATTGAGATATAGATTTACTCAATTCTACCAATACCTGAATGATAGAATCCAATTAAATGTTCTTTTTTATGACACAATTAGAAATGATATAGAATATTATTCTATTACTATATCATTACAATCAAAAAATTAGTCCTCTTTCTTTGCTCCTGCTTTCACGTTGTGATGTTTCATAATCTCATTGGAAATATTATTGGATGGTTCCATTACAACTTCTTCATCAGGAATTTCATCGTAATTAACTTTACTGAGATTCACCAGATTACCCTCTTCATCCATAGCCTGTGACAGAACGTTACCTGATTTTTCAGCGATTTCCTTGTTTTCTTTCAAAGCCTTCTCTTTAGTTTCTTTCACACGTTTATCGAATTCCTCTTTAGCCTTTTCTTCATTTTCAATCTTAGAATGCATCAGATTGTTCAATTCAGATTCCAAGTATTCAACCTTGCCTGTTTTGTATGCATCTGGATCAAATGGCATCCACATACCAACCTGTCCTACATATACATCATGCGAAGGATCATTTTCGCGTAAAATCTTAGCACGCATCTCGGCCTCCTCTTGTGTATTGTACGAACCACGAATTTTTACTCCGCGCACATTGGTCTGGAATTTATGGTCAATATTGAATTGATTATCCAATTGTTCCTCGTTATTATCCAAGAAATTCTTGTAATCATCTGTAACAGTATCTCCTGTTAGCTTCGTTCTTTCCTGTTGAATGAACTCTTTCAGATCATTTTGTAAATCTGTACTTTGTAAATTATACTTGTATGAAATGTAAGCAATAAAGTTATTGTATAACTCTACACTTTTTGTGTAATTCCATGTTTTCAAGAAAGCTTCAAACATATAGATTTCCTTTTGTTTTATAATTTTTTCAGGGGATATAAATGAAAGGCAGACAAATTTTTGGTTCGCGATTGGCTTGTCTTCATCTAATACATCAACATAGTTCTTTTCGATAGGTTTAGAGAGACTCATATAAACAAAATATAAATATAATATTTAAGTATTATTAATTATAATACATTTTATTTTTTCTCTATACTTTAATATAGATATGCTCGATCTTGTAGATTTCGGAGAGATATTGCGTCGCGCAATTAAATATTTAGTCGAAGGTTTGATGGTTGGTTTGGTTGCCAGTCTCATTCCTCAAAAACCATTGAATTTCGATGAAGTAGCCCTCATTTCATTAACTGCTGCTGCCACATTTAGTATTTTAGATGCATTTGTTCCATCAGTTGCTGTGTCCGCTCGTTCTGGAGCCGGATTTGGTATTGGTGCCAATCTTGTAGGATTTCCTATGATGGCATAAGCAAAAGAATTATAAATATTTTATTTCTCTAGTTAGTATAGAAATAAAATGCCTTTTAATTTATTTAAATCCAAAACGAAAAAAACGTCGTCACAAAATGATAAGCATATTGAACAAATTAAGAAAAATAATGAATTGGTGAGGAAAGCAGATAGAAAACGTCATATTGACTGTCTCCTTTCAAAAGGATATACACGACCACAATTAGAAGCCATGGATAACAAAACATTGAGTGACACATTTGATGTCAACTGTAAAATATTACCACAATATAGTGCTCAGGTCAAAAATGAATCAAAAATGGAGAAACTTTTCAAAACTGCAAATCACAAAATGACTGAAAACAGTAAGCAACTAAAAGCAGCAAAAGAGTATCTTAAAAAACGCGGCGAACAATTATCTAATCCACTAGCATCAAATAAAGATATCATGTCCCACGCAGATATGGTATTACGACTCCGTAATTTAAAAGATCTTCGAGATAGTGCTGATGTGGAATATTCACTATCAAAGATGGCCAATGTTCCAAAATTCGGTGGTAAAAAAACAAAAAAGCAAAAAACCAGGAAGAGAAGAACCAGAAAACATATGAAAAAAAGACGTTCTACGAAATCCAATGTACGTAAAACACACAAAACTCATTAAATAGTCGGTATAAATTCCCAATTTAATTCGCCGCATATTTTTTTCCATATATCATCTTGTTCAATACGTTTTTCACGATCTTTTAACATTGGAAAATAAGGAAGAAATTGATGCTGATCAAGTAGTTCACATAGTTTATAGATAGTATAGTAATAATTCAAAAAATTCACCCTATAATCTGGACAAAATTTGGCATATGGTTCTTGTATTTCTGTAAAAAGATTACATAATGTTTCCTCTAACTCCGGAGTCATGTTTGGTGGCTTGATACCAATCATGTCTTTAATAAATGGTATATGTTCATAATACTTATTATATCCCAGTTTTTTTAACATTTCTTTTGTTTTAGCATTGGTTAATTGCTTCAGTGATATTCTCTCTTTTTTGATTTGATGTTTCAAATTCTCTATGACCTCTTCTGGAATCTGTGTAGATTCTTTAGCCTGAAATTGAGCCAATATTTCTCGAAAATGATTTATTCTTTTATATGCATAAAAGCAAATTTCTTTCGGAGGCTCTTTGAATGATGGTTTATCATAATCAATAAGCTGTATATCGCAATGATGACATTGATTACATATAAGCAATCCATCCGATTCAGAATAAATCACTTCCCCGGTTTTACATTGAGGGCAAAACTGCTTTTGATTTGTTTCAAAGGTAATAAATGATGCATCTATATTAGCCAAATATTGTTTAACATTATTAGATGACTCTTTTTCTTGCTCACTGGCTTCTTCCTGAATTTTGAAGAAAGCATTTAATTTAGTACTTTTCACATTGTTATCATTCGAAATATTCTTCTTTTCCTCGAAGTAATCAAAAATAATGTTTGAATTTTCTAGCAAATATTCGCGCTGCTCTTTTTCTAACCGTTTTATTTGTGTATTGTACTCTTTAATTTTATCTCGAATATCCAACTTTATGTCTATTTGTTTAACTTTCTTCAACTCTTGTTTTAAACTGGCAACTTTTTCCCGAAGTGTAGGAACAGTATTTGTCTTGTGATTCTCAAATTTATCCAAATATTGTTGATGTTTATCATCCAAAGTTATCGGAGTATTATTGAATTTCAGCTTTTTATCACATTTTGGTTTGAACGAAGGCATAAAATTATTGTGCGAATATTTTTAAATATAAAAAGTTTAAAAACAATATAAAATATATTGCCAATCATTAATGGATAATATACGAGAAGGGTCTTCCAGTCCTAATTTAATAAAGTGTAAAAAAGATTTCATATATAATGCTTTAGAAGACGGTTGGACAGTACATAAACAAGGTAAATGTTATGTCTTTAAGAAGAAACATGAAGGCAAAAAAGAAGTATATTTTGAAGGATATTTACAAAATTTTATAGAAAAATTGTTGACGTAAAATGATAATATTGGTATATTTTCTGTAGATCATCGATAACCTTTAGGAAAATCCCTAAATATTCCCGTTAGAATTTGAAAAATCTCAAATTACATTTTTTATTTTATTTTTAATTAAATTAAAATTAAAAAAATTTTTATCTTTAGCAATATTATAAAATGGGTGGCGGATTAATGCAACTCGTAGCTTATGGCGCTCAAGACGTTTATCTTACAGGTAATCCTCAAATTACCTTCTGGAAAGTAACATACCGTAGATACACAAACTTCTCTATGGAATCCATCGAACAAACATTCAATGGACAAGCCGATTTCGGCCGCCGTGTGACATGCACAGTGAGCCGCAACGGTGATCTTGCGGGTAAAACTTACCTTCAAGTGACTCTCCCTGAAATCAGCAGCACAAGTGATCTTTATGCTCGCTGGTTAGATTTCCCAGGTCACCAACTTATCTCCCAAGTTGAGGTTGAGATTGGTGGACAACGCATCGATCGCCAATACGGTGACTGGATGCACATCTGGACTCAACTCACATTACCTGCCAACCAAAAGGCTGGTTACTACAAGATGATTGGTAACACCACTGCTTTAACTTACGTGACTGACCCAGCTTACGCTGAGATTGCCACACCATGCGGTGATGACGCCGTTGTTAACGTATGCGCTCCTCGCAAAGCCTTACCTGAAACAACACTTTACATTCCTCTTCAATTCTGGTTCTGCCGCAACCCAGGTCTTGCCCTTCCTTTAATTGCTCTTCAATACCACGAAGTCAAGATCAACCTTGACCTTCGCCCTCTTGATGAGTGCTTATGGGCGGTCACAGACTTAGGTGCTTCAGGCCAACAAGCCATGGGTGTGTACAACAACTCCTTAGTTGCTGCCTCCCTCTATGTTGACTACATCTTCCTTGACACAGATGAACGTCGCAGAATGGCGCAAAACCCCCACGAGTACCTCATTGAACAACTTCAATTCACAGGTGACGAATCTGTTGGCTCATCCTCCAACAAGATCAAACTCAACTTCAACCACCCATGCAAAGAGCTTGTATGGGTTGTACAACCTGATGCCAACGTTGACTACTGTGCTTCTTTCCAACAAGGTGAGAAATTATGGTCTGTCCTCGGTGCTCAACCATTCAACTACACTGATGCCGTTGATGCCCTCCCTAACTCTTTCCGCACATTCGGTTCCCCTGCTGCCTTAAGCACAGTAATCACCGCCAGCGGTGACGATGCCGGATTATTCGACAAAGCCAGTGCTGGACCTGAGCCAGGAAGCGCCTTAACTGGTTCCACATTATCTGATGCCGGAACATTCGTGCTTTCTGAGGCTGCCCTCGACATGCACTGCTGGGGATCCAACCCTGTGGTTGTTGCCAAATTACAACTCAATGGCCAAGACCGTTTCTCCGAACGCGAGGGATCATACTTCGATGTTGTTCAACCATTCCAACACCACACACGCAGCCCTGACAGCGGTATCAACGTATACTCCTTCGCCCTTCGCCCTGAAGAGCACCAACCATCTGGAAGCTGCAACTTCTCCCGCATTGATAATGCCACACTTCAACTTGTGCTCTCCAGCAACACCGTCAAATTACACGAAACCGCCAAGGTACGTGTGTATGCCACAAACTACAACGTGCTCCGCGTAATGAGTGGTATGGGTGGTCTTGCCTACAGCAACTAAGCATGATGTGTATCATTATATACTCATTATTGGTATGTTGTACCCATTGTAAAATATATCAAAATATAATCATTAAAAATATATGTTTATAGAAATTTATAATCTATATGTATTATAAATGTCTAAATGCATTAAGCATACCACAAAAAAATATACCTCTAGAA